TATCATGGTGGCAATCTTTAGCTCCCAACCCTTGGGATGCTGGGGATCACCCTTGTAATACTCCGTATCCTCAATTACCGCATACTCCATTACTCCCTCCTCTCTATAACCACTCAATATGTCTCTCCATACCTTGACGCATCACATTTTTCATAATCCGGGCAGTCCTCACACTGTGCATCAGCATTAGACCCCTCATGTCTCTCCAATGCATTCAGGATTGCTGTTAAACAGGTTTTTATTTCTTTGGCAGTCTTACTCATTAACCTGATCCCTCCTCTCTATTAATGTCTTATCCTAATGTATGTTTACTGCGTTCCGGATATCCGCCGCAAACTGCCTGATCTCCTCTGCTGTGGGATAGTGATCTAATACATCCTCTCCATGCATCCCAGCAGATAATATCCATATATCATCTGTATGGATTATGTCTATGCCGATGTACTTTGTTTCCTTAATCTCTTCCATCACTCCCTCCTCTTATCATAGGGGCGCCCCGTCAGATGACGCGCCTGACAAGGCTTGATGAGAGTCGGCCAGACAAACAGAGCGCCCCTATAATGTATTATGTCGTGATTGATTGATTACTTAGATAGCCGTCTCTCATCATACCCAACATATATTGCAATCCTCATGCCACATTAACCATATAATCATTATGATGCCCGTAATCACCCGCCACCACTACTTATATTTATTTTGCAGACTTATAATCATCATAAGATATATATTACCTTTTTGAAGTATTTTGCACACTTTACCCGTAACTCCTTATTTATCAATGTGACAAAAATTGCATACATTGCAGAATTTTGCGCATCCCAGATCCTAAAAAGGTGTGGCTCTCCACTTTACGGCATCCTGTGATCCCTCAATCGATATAATGTTGTATCATTATCTTAATGCTCTTGCCGTATCACTATAATTATCCCGCGATACAGCTAAATCCTACAATACCTTGATTAACCTTGCCTTTATTCACTATTAGTAATGATTACTATTACTAATAAGAGAAAGAGAGAAAAACGCCATAAAAAAGCATTACATTTTGTAATGGTTGTCAATTACATGTCTCTGTAAAGCCTTACTGAGTAGGCATCTACGCTTGTGACTGATGTAATCCTATGTCTGGTATACCTCAATAAGGTATGTGTTTTGTATAGCTCTTTTTGCCATACATCTATCTCTACTCATTAAGGTATAACCGCATCTACAAGTATTACAGGGTGTAATATTCTGTAGACTACTACTGATATTACCTCCACCGTATACCCCCCCTACCCCTTTAGGAGAGAGGGTATTATTATATTGCTCGTTGTATCCCCCTCTTTCACAGGATAGATTTTTATGATGTTAAGGATTATTTATGAGAAGGAGGTAAAGCATAAGAAAAATTAATGGTAGTGGTTTTGGCATGAAATTTGACGTATATAGAGAAAAGGGGTAAGAATAAGAGAGAGTTTTTCGTCATCAGAGGGAGGAGTAGTAACACAAGATTTTGGATAGTGTCTGGTATTAAGAAGTACTAGAGAGTGTCTCTAGCTAGTATGTGGGGGTTGAAGAGAGTATAACATGGCAAAAAGGGGGTGTCAAGGGTTAGTTATGGGTGTTATAAGAGGTTGTTTTAGTTGTAGTTGTGGGTGTGATGGGCAGTATGGGAGGGTGTATCTGGAGGAGTATGTGAGTGAGAGGGTGGGGGAATGTCCTGGGTACAGGGCAAAAGAGAGTGAAAAAGGGTTAAGAGAGGCTACTGATAAGGGGTTAGAGGTAAAAAGTGATGTAGACGTTGATTCTAGCCGTCTTGAGAGACGGATGTAGGTTTAACAGGGGGTTGCGTGAATTGAGCATAGATCATGAAAAAGAGGTTCAGATTAGGTTAAAGTTTGTCGCCGAATATAGGAGGTTCATCTAAAGGGGTTAGAGAGTCCTCGGGGGTGGGGACTAAAGGCTGCTGCTGATTATGGCCATATGCGAAATTGGTTTTATGCGGAGTTGGTTTATCAGAGAGGTGTTCCAGTAAAGACCATTTCTCTGTTTCAGGCGGGGCTGGTAAAGGGGTGACACGTAGCGCAGGGTGGATAGGGTAATTATTCTGACAGGCAGTCAGGCATAAGGATTTATTTTCTTCAAACAGGCAATGGTTAATCTGGCCTTCATCGCATAGCTGTATGGCGCATAGGCGAAAAGCGGTAGAGACGGGCAGGGATAGCGATGTATCTGAGATGGGGATACGTGTCATTTCTTTAACGGGGAGGTTATGCCTCGTTCCTTTTCTGCTGGCTCATAGTTAGACAAACCTCTGTGCAGCCAGACACAGTGTATGCACTCATGGGGCAGGTGACCGGAAAACGTGGCTGAAAAGTAAGCGCAATCGGTCTTTTCACATCTGTCTTTTGTTCTCATGTTTTATGTCCTTCCCTGGGTTAGCCAGATATCTAACTTTTTTTCCACTCTTCTACTTTGATTTTTAGCTCTTTAAGTCTCTCCATGCGTTTTCTCCTTTTTAGTTGTCAGTTTACTAAGTAATTTGTAATCATCCGAATCCATCCATAGCCTAATCGCCCGTTCCGTAAATATTATCCCGCCTTTGTAATTCCTCGCATGAGGAATAGCGTTTCTTTTAACGAGCTTGTAAATAGTCGTCACATGCAGCCCGGCAAGTTCAGCGACTTCGTTGCGGGTAAGCGTGCGAAGACTATCATCATCCATTTTGTTTCTTCTCCGTTTCCTTGTGCTTTTTTAACTGCTTCGTTAGCCAGTTTCTTAAAAACTCTACGTTTTTCATAGACATTATAACGCTAATTTCTATTTCTTTTATGATATTTGTTTCTTTGATTTCTTCTACTACAACACTTCTTTCCGGCAAATGTTTCATCTTGCCTTTAACAGGAAAAACTGGTATAGAACGTCTCACGGAAAATAATTGCATGTCAAGCATTCCAATGCCATTTTCCCCGCCGAACACTCCGTCAACGTAGACTGTTCTGTAGGCAGGCGTTTTCCTGTATTCAATCATGACTTCTTTGGGAGTGTTATGTTTTTTTTCGTTGCCGCTGTTGTTTGTTTTAGCTTTTTTCTTCATCTTCCGCTTAATGTTATTAGGTTTATCCATTTAACCCCCTTCTGGTAGTAAATTACTCTTTGGTTAATGTTATCTGTGTTCTTATGCCTTAATTTTAGTCCTGTTAATTATATCCATCAAATCTCCCACTGTTCTTATAAGACTCAAAGGACATCTCCTGAGACTAAAGCCATTCGGATTATCACAGTACAATGCTTCATTGCCAGGGGAACTGTCCAGTTTGTGAAATTCACAATGTGGTTTTTTCATACATTCAGGAAGATAACTTTTGTATGCTCCGAAATAATATCTTTTTGGTTTATCCATTTAATCCCCTCCTGATTATAAAAATCTCCGTATCAACTGATACATCTTTCCTGATAATCTGTGTAAACCTAGAATATTCCCGAGATACTGCGCAAACGTAACAATGAAAAGACGTGTAAAACGCATCTTAAACGGAACATCTTCTGTGATAAGTTTTTCTTTAGCGGCAATTGCCATAAACTGTTTCTTAGCCGTCTTCCCCTGATTATCAAGATAAAGATTATTAATCACAAACAATTTATCAAGTGTGCGCTGCGTTTCGTATACCTTAAGATTCGATTCTTCTATTACCGTATTCTGAATAGTTCTGACTACCTTAGCTCCCCGAATTGTTCTTTCTCCTGAATGTATCATAGCGATATAGTGATCCATAACACGGAAGAAATCCGCCTCTCCTGTTCTTATCCCTCCTCCGCATTTCTCAGGGTATACACGGTAGTAATGAAGTTTCTCGTTTATGATTCCGATAGGTGAAAGCGCCGCCATTCTGAGCCACAAATCCAGATCGCTTGCTGTTAAAAATAACTTTGGTCTGAATACCCCCACTGTAAAAAGAGTCTCCCGTCTTGTCATCAGGGTCGGAGTACGGATAAAATTATGGTATTTAAGTATCATGTTAAACAATGTCTCAAAATCAAAACATGATGTGGTTTTAAGTTCAGACGGCGCCGGATATCCGCCTCTTCGTCTGACCGGAAAACCCTCCCCGTTTATGTTATATGACATTGTAAAAACACTACTCGTATTGTGCAGCAACATAAACTCCACCTGGCGCCTGATGATTGACGGGTGATAAAGATCATCGGCATGGTAAAGGGCGATAAATTCCCCGTTAGCTAATGACAACACATAATTCCAGTTTAGTTCCCCGCCGGGGAATAACATTCCCTGTTTAATCTCTGCCTCGCTTAATTGCCAGTCAGGTTTGCCGGTATACAAGAAATATTTGACTTCAGGCAGAACATTATTGTGCCCGGACTTGGATGCTTCCTCATACTCCTTTATAATCTTAGCCGTGTTATCATCCGACTGGTTATCAGAGACAAGAATCTCAATATTCGGATAATCCTGCGCTAATATAGAATCTATCATCCCGCGCAATGTGTTTCCTGCGTTATACGCCGGGATACAAACGCTTACAAGCGGAGCGTTACTCAATATCATTTTCTTTGAATTCTTTCCTGATGTCTTCTATGTCGCATTTGTGATTTTCTAAAACTATGTCTATTAAATCAACGAATTTCCTTATGAGCTTTAAATCTTTTTCCTGCTGCGCTATCTTAGTGTGAAGCTCATCGCGGCTTAGTAATTCTTTTGTCATTTAATTACCTCCTTAAAGTTTGCTGAATGTTTGGATTACGAAGATTTATCAAGAAGACCGGATATCCTGACAAGAAGTTTGCTTATGCGGAGTATCCATTTCTCCTGCTCTAATACCTTTGTTTCTAACTCCTCAAGGGTTAACGGCTGTTTCTTTTTCGCCATTACTGATCGCCTCCTCTCAAATATTTTATAGCGCCAACAAAATCAATCTTTTGTAATTCCATAATCAGCGCTATCGTATCCCATGATTTATTGCATGTAAAACATAACGCAAAATTGTCTTTAGTCGACATCGAAGGATGATTATCTTTATGAAACGGGCATCGGGTTATATTCTTTCTCACAGGATAAGGCAGTAGCTTCTCAATAGGATAACTCCTGGCCTGTTCAATGTCGTAATCTGTTATTTTCTTGAAATGCGGGTTAGCAAGATAATACAAATAGCTTTGAATTCTCTTAATCTCCTTTCTCTGTTTTTCTATCCGTTGAAGGATTAAAGCGCGATCAAGAGAAGATTTGCAGTCGCTTAGAAAAGCGATATCTTCTTTTATGAAGACATTTAAATTGTTTATTTCCTGTCTTGTAAATAGTTTTTTTGCTTCAATAGCCCAGGAGATATCAACCTCCATTTCTCTGGCTTTATTCTCTATCCGCTCTCTGCTGGGTTGATCCATTCTTCAAGTAATCCTTTATTTTTGATGATTTTTATATATTTTTTAAATGATCCTTCTCTACGGGCTTTGTCGATTAATATCTTTGCTCTGTTTTCGTAATTGTCTGAATCTGGTTCCTTTACTCTCCAGATAATCAATACTGTGTCTGATTCCTGGGTAACAAAAGACGAGTCTCTGACATCGCTGCCGGATGGCTCTTCGCTGAATTTGGTTTTCGTCATATGACAGAGAAGAAAAATAGCTATGTTCAAACGCACAGCGAGAAACTTTAACTGCCGGATAAGAATGCCAATTTGTAAACTTGCGTTCCTAAAGTTAATCATATCAAACAGATAATGAAGATGATCTATAAAAACAGCTTTAACTCCATATTTTACAACGGATTCAATGATACGGTCTTCAAGCCAGGACAGAGAATAAGGTTTAAGAATTTTCGGCAACGCGAAACAAGGCATCGGCACAGGAAACCTATTAAGAAATTGCCTCAAAGTTAGTTCATATGAAAACCAGCAGGAAGTAATATCCTGTTTCTGAAAATTTGCCGTGAAGGTCTGAGCTAAAAGACTTTTTCCCGCGCCGGTGGGTCCGGAAATAGTTATCAGCTCTCCGCCGATAAACCCATCGGTATAATAATCCAGCAAAGATAACTGAGACATAAAAGGAATATCTTCTTTCTGGTAAGATAAGATATCCTTTAATTCAAAAGATGTGATAACTTCGTCTTCACCGCTATAATTTTTTAATCTGATTATTTTCTCTGATAATGTCTCTCTTTTCACCAGTCATCTCCTGAGGTATGAGATTTCTTTTGGGAAATGTAGCCTCCTGTCGCTAGTCCGCTTAAATAGGTATCGTACCGGGGAATATCATATCCGTGTTTCTTGAAAAATGTGTCATCCGTTTTGAAGTACCCTGAAAGATTATCCTTTAAATGGTCTATATCTCGCTGAGAAAGCAGGGTTTTGATGATTTTGCCGTCCCTGCCCCCCTTAACTGAGTATTTTACTTTGAAAAAGTCTAGGTATCTTTCATAGAAAAAGTCTATGAAGATTTTAATGTCAGGATTTGAACCAGTCGTTCGTTTTTTAGGAACGACTTGTTTTTTTTCTATTGTATAGTTTCTATTGTAGTTTATCTTTTTGGATAACGATTCGTTATCTTTTTGGATAACGGTTATCTTTTTGGATAATGGTATCCATTTTAAAAAATCTTTTTGAAAACAATAAGTTGGGGTATCGCCGTTATCTTTTTGGATAACGTTATCTTTTTGGATAACGATTAGATTCATTGTGGATAACTTATGTAAAGCTCTAATTACATTAGGTTTTTTTATTCTTGTTCCTGCTGTAAATTGGGATAAAGAGATTCTATCGGATTTCTTGTCCCAGCCATATGTTTTACGAATAATAAAATCTAATATTTGGCGAGCTTCACCTGGAATCCTAATCAAGCATAATTCATCCATTATTTCATTCGCTATTTTCGTATACCCGTTTTCCCATTGGGAGTTAGCCATTTTGAACTCTTATCATTAAAATAGGAATTATCAATAGCTCGCCTAACCAGTTCAGCCAAGGATAAACCCGTACGTTTCGAAATTTGTTTGAGTTTTTGAATCTGTAATTCGGTTAAATGATAATTAATTCGTTTCATGATTGTTTGTCAATATTATTGAAAATCCGCAGGGGCTTCTTTGGAAATGCCACAGTTGTGGGAGCAATTATGACAAGGAGGAAAACCCCCGCGAATATGTTTAATAATTTAATTTAAAATGAAAAAACGGATCATAGTTTTTCCCACAACTTAATGATGCTAAAATATAACTTATGCCGGAATTCATGTCAAGAATTTTCTTGACAGATTTTTAGGCGAATTGTAACCTGTTGATATATGGAACTCTTAACTCCGCAATTTGTAAGTATTGTTTGTCTTTTTCTCGGTCTGTACGGAATTATAATCTACCAATCGCAAAAAAAAATACAGGCTACAGACAAACTGACAAAGGAAACGCTTAAATTAGCCTTGAAAATAGTTTCCATGATAGAATACCTTCATGCCAACCTAAAAGTGGCTGAAACAGCCTCTCAGACCCCTTCACACGAAAATCCTGAGCAGGTTACAGGGTTCATTTACCGCGATGACGAAGACCTTGCCGAGGCTGAGGCAAAAAATAAAGGCCACAGGAGGTGGGATATCTGATGGCTGTAAGGAAACGGAAACCCGCGTCGCGAAAGGTGAAATCTGCTCCGCTTAAATCTGTAATCCATGACCCTGACCAGGATGACATAGAGAGCATAAATCTTGACGGCATAGACAAGGATTCTTTGGAGAGCATTGAATTATTTGAGAATTTCCTGCGGGATATAATCCAGGACAAATCACTTCTCCCCGGGAAAAAGATAATCCTGGGCTTTCAGGCAGCCAAGGTGCTTATAGAACTGAAAAAGAAAAAAGCGGAAGGCATTGAAAGACTGGAAGGCGCCGAGGATTTAAGCCACTTAACCGATGTTGAAATCTGCCGTCTGCTTAACCGCGAACCCGCGGACCGCCATGGAAATGCGCAAACTTTAATGTCTTTCAGAGATTTTGAAAGCGAGGATCAAAGCAACAAGGCTAAAGACTTCAAACTCCCGGAAGAAACAGGCAAAGACGATAAGATCATGGAGGCATTCAACTCTGATGATATCGAAAACGACCAGACAGAGGATATACACTCAGGCGAAAAGGGAATTCTACAGACGTAATTTTCCCCTTTTTTGTCAGGAGCAGTTAAAGATTATCTCAAAGGATAAAGGCGTGATTCCCTTTGTCTTTAACCGCGGACAAAGAAAACTCTGGCGGCTGATAGAGACGAAACGAAGAGCCGCTCCGCTCTGGCCTTTAAAGATAATCGTGCTAAAGGCGCGGCAGATAGGTCTCTCGACCTTTTGTCAGGGATGGTCATATCATGACGCAAGTTTAAATGACAATATCACCGCGCTTTCTATGGCGCATGATTCCGATTCTACCGAGAATATCTTTCGTATGGCAAGGATATTTTATAAGTATACTGATGATGAGGTTAGGTCTCAGGCTCAGTATGAAAGCAAGAAAGGTTACGAATTTCAACGGTCGAATAGCCGGATGATTATTCAGACTGCCGGTAATATCCATGCCGGGGCATCGTTTACTATTAATTTTCTGCATCTTAGCGAAGTGGCGAGATACAAAGACCCCGAGGCGTTGGATACATCGTTTTTTCCTTCCGTGCCTCATCATCCGTCCAGCGTGATTGTAATCGAATCTACCGCAAAGGGCGCCGGCGCATGGTTTCAGGATATGTGGAACATGGCCGGCGATCCCCATGCTCACTGGTTAAGAATATTTATCCCATGGTATTTTGCGGATGATTACACGCAGGGATTCCGCGGCTATGGAGATAAAGTGGTTATAGAGAAAAACAAGTTTATTAAATCCATGGATGAAGAGGAGAAATGGCTGCATAGCAGACTACGGCTTTCTATGGAGCAACTTAGATGGAGACGAACCAAGATAGTCGGGGATTTTAAAGGCGATATTGAAAAGTTCAGACAGGAGTTTCCGTCCACGCCGCAGGAGGCATGGATAACCGCAGGGCAACTGGCATTCGATAAGGTGAAACTCCGCACAATGGCCAAACATGTGAAACAACCCGAATTTATGGGCAATATCTATTCCGGCGGCAAGTTATTAAGGGATAACGCCGGCAGTTTATGGATATGGGAGTACCCGAAGAAAGAGGAGACTTATGATATAGGCGCAGATGTGGCGCAGGGAACGGCAGACGGGGCATTCTCTACAGGCCAGGTGATAGAACGCAAAACGAAACGTCAGATGGCGGAATGGAGAGGGAAGATAGACCCTATCGAGTTTGCCAAGCCTCTGTTGCTGTTAGGGATTATGTATAACAATGCTCAGATCGCTATTGAGACTAACTCTATGGGATGCGCGACTCAGGCTGAACTTGTGAAGAAATACTATAATCTTTACCGGTGGAGATATAGGGATGAAGTCGTGCCCAAGATGACAAGGAAGTTGGGGTGGTACACAACCCGTTCCAGCAAGGATTACTTAATAAGCACCGCGAAACATATCGTGTATTCATATAAGGGAGAGCCGTTAATCAGAAGCGAGCGGTTGATGGGTGAATTATTCACCTTTGTCACGGATGGCATCGGCAGGTACTACGGCGTTAGCAGAAATGATATGACTGACTTGATTATGGGATGGCTGATCGCTTTGACTATAGCCTCAGACGAGGAGGAGCAATACGGAACTGTCAAACATGAGAACATAGAGAAGATCGAGAAGCCCGAAGGGGTGCTGTTTGACAAGAACTGGGAAAAGATTCTAGGCGGCCACGGAAAAGATAACAGGAATTGGCTGGACTTGTAAATATCTTTAGGAAAGGAAAAATAATGCGAATTTTCCTCGGCGGAACATGCAATAAATCCACATGGAGAGATATCCTTATCTCCATGCTTAGAGTAGATTATTTTAATCCTGTGGTTGATGACTGGAATGAAGACGCTCAAAGGCGGGAATTAGAGGAAAGAGAGAATTGCGATATATGTTTATATGTAATTACCCCAAAGATGACAGGGGTATATTCCATCGCTGAAGTTGTTGACGACAGCAACAAAAGATCAGAAAAAACCGTGTTAGCGCTTTTACGTGAGGATTTGATCAATAGATTTACTGACGCGCAATGGAAATCATTACATGCGGTAGCTGAAATGGTCAAACAAAACGGGACTCCTGTTTTCTGGAATCTGGAAGACGCAGCGGGTTATATAAATAGCGTAACTGAGGTATCTTAATGCCCCGTCTATGCACAGATTGCTTTCATTGCAAGGTTAAAGTCATCCTGAATAATTCGTTGTCATGGGGAAGAAAACCGAAACCTTCTCAGGTTATAATTATGGGCAATTCCCGGCTAACCGCGCTTCTTAATCTGCGGATTATGTTTGGCGGGGTAAGATGCGCAAAGGGATTATGGCGGATGACTAATATGCGGGAGTTCCGGTACAAAAACTTTAATCATCCGATTTTCGAAGAGGATTCTGTTAAGAATAGCTCCAGATTGCATACGGCGGAAAGATGCGGGGAATATGAGGATGCGATGTAAACATTGCGGCGGGACAATCGTAACGGTCTACGATTTTACGGTTAAACAGCGGATAAATAAATGCTCTTCATGTTCCCGGGATGAGAGTCATAAATGCGATTATCAGAAAGAGTTATGCAAACAGCATTCAGTGTCGCTTAGGAGAGAATTAATTAATTTTGATCTTACAAAATAATCTTACACTTCTATCGCAAAGAAACGGACAACTAGCGAATGCGCTATATCAGAATCATTCGTCCGCCCATCTTAACCTTATTCAGAATAACGGCTATTACAATCTCCGGATAATGACAGAGCGAGGTATGATTGAGATGTATCAGGATGGCATCTTAGAACAGGTGAAACGGGACGCCGCCGGGCTTGATCTGACACAGAATAAATGCTCAGTTCTGCTCGGATTTGATCTCGGATACTTAGCCATTGAGATCGGAGAGCGGATGGAGGAAGGCCACATGCTTCTGATTATCGAAAGAGATGTCGCTTTGCTTAAACTGGCCTTTTCTGTGATAGATTTCTCGGACTTGATTAAAAACTCCCGGGTAATGTTCTTAGCCGGAGACAACGCGAGAATAGATCAGTGGGTGCCCAAGATGTCCACAAGATTCATAGGCGGGTCAATCAATATCATCCAGAGCAATATTTCCGCTATGCTGCATACTAAGTATTATGACGATCTTAAAAAAGTCATTAATGACTCTGCGAACAGCATTCAGGTTAATGCCAATACTATCGTGAATTCAGGTCGCAAAATGGCGTATAACAATATCAGAAATATTCCTGCTATACTGGAATCGAGAGGGGTGAGAGAGTTACAGAATAGATTTGCGAATATTCCCGCTGTCATAGTCGGCGCCGGCCCCTCGCTTGATAAGAATGCGCATTTACTCAAGGATATTCAGGATAAAGCGGTGATAATCGCCAGTGATAGCGTTCTGGGAAAATTGTTTGCAATGGACATAAAACCTCATTTCGTGTGCTGTATAGATTTTCTTGAGTATAACTATCAGAAGAAATTTGAGGGCATAGATCCTGCTTTAACTAGTCTTATATATAACCAGACTTGTTTTTTTAAAGCGCCTGCGTCATTTGACAGATCGCGGAGATACGCCACCATGATACCAACCAAGGTATCGCAGTGGATAAGCCGTATCTTCACAGGAGATATAGGCACAATAGAGGCAGGCCAGACTGTGACACACATGGCGTTTAACGCAGGGAATTATATGGGCTGCAATCCTGTTATCCTGGTAGGGCAGGACTTGTCTTTTCCTGATAAAGAGACTGATCATGCCGAAGGGTGCAGCACATGGAAAGTGGAAGGCAACCAGTTAATCGAAGAAAAGGATATCTATGGCAATAGTTGTTATACTATTCTTACTTTTCTTAGCATGAGGCATATCTTTGAGAATAAGATCAGGGATTTGAGCAAAACAGTCATAAATGCCACTGAGGGGGGACTTAATATCTCAGGCGCCAGGAATATGCCATTAAAAGATGTGATTGAGAAGCATGTCAGCCTAAAGTATGATATATATAAGATAAAAGCGGCGGAGGATAAAAAAATAACCGTTAATTCCAGAATTCAGGGGGCTGTCGCTGAATTGACATATGATCTTGCCCTGATTGAAGATGGTTGCGGGAAAATTTATGATTATCTGACTAAATCCGGCTCTAAAAATGAAATTTTAGACACGATCAACGAATTAAGATCGAAGCAGGATACGATAAACCTTCTTGAGGATATATCAACCGAGATTGTTTTGTTTATGACACAGCAGGATGTGATTGATTGTGATAAGATAGAGGTTAAAGAAGAAAAAGTCAAAAAGCAGCATGAAAAGGCATTAAAGTATTACAAGACCATCGGGGATAACGCCAGGTTTTTTAAAGAATCTTTTAAGGAGATCATCAAATGAGAAAAATTCAGTTCATGTTAGATAATAGCGAGATGGATGATTTAGCTATGATGGCGAAGGCTAAAAATATAGACGCGCTTATCCTGGCCAAAAACTCTGTGACGCGAAACATAATGGAATACAAGAATCCTCATTTAGATAAAAAACTGGAGATCAGAAATCTTAATAACCAGATCAGCGAATTCAAGAAACAACTGGAGACCTTGAAACAGGAAAAAATGGAATACGCTGATAGTCTCGACGAGGCTGCCGACATAATCTTAAAGGTGCTTGAAACGCCGACGCAAAAATGGATAAAGGAAGTCGCAGAGACCGTGCTTCATATCCCGCTATGGCAATTAATCGCGGGACATTTAAGACTTGCGCATGACAGAGGCGAACTTCCCGGCCCCGCGCTGGACCCGTCATGGGAAAGGGCGCAGATCAGACGGGATATCAGAGACAAAAAAACAAGATGCGCAAACTGTTCGGAATTATTTGCGCCTAAACAGATGTCGCAGCAGTTCTGCTGCAACGGCTGTAGTGTAGGCAAAAATCATTCTCCCGATTGTCCTATCGGAAAACTGGAGAAAGAACTGGAGTTAGTATAGAAAATGAAAGACACGGAATATCAATGGAAAGGATACGGTGTTATTATTCCAATAGAGATTAAGAATATTCCGAATTATAAATATATTCTTAAAAGACAGGAAGAAGAAAACAAAAGAATGATAGAAGCATTGGAAAAACCGGTATTTAAAGACCTTAGAAAATAAGTTAACCAATAATCCCTTTTTTGCAAGGAGATAACGTTATGACGCATAGATATGCCCGAACAGGCTACGAATGACAGTTTAATAAGTTACCTGAACCGGCTTTATGCCGAGGCATTTGAGGCCAAGAAAAAGGTCTCCCAGAAATGGGACAAATACCTGGACTTTTTCAGGGGAAACCAGTGGCCTTCCACTAAGAGACCTACCTATAAGCTCGATTTTGTCGCTAACTTCTTTTCATTGGCGATTGAGCGGAACAGAGCGCTTCTAACAGATACTAACCCTATTTGCAAGGTTGTCGCCCGCAGACGACCTGAACTTAAACCCGCCGCGGAGATACTCACAAAGATTTGCGAGGCGATATGGTATGACGATAGTTTTTCGGATACCTTAGGCAGGGTTATAACCTTTTCCGAGCTATTCGGAGGGGGCGTTGTCAATGTCGCCTATGATGTGAACCGTGAAGAAATTACCCTGCCGGTTATGGACTCCAGGGCTGTATATATAGACCCCCACTTTAAAGACAGCAGCAGACTGGATGACGCAGAGTATATCATCATGGAAGATATCTATCCGATATCATATCTTATGACCAGATATGAGAACGCCAAGTATCTTACCCCGGATTCCGATGTATCAACTTATGTTCAGAAGCGACAAGCCTCGAATCTGATCCTGCCTGCTGTTTACCGCAGGGATCAGACGCAACCCTCGGCTATCCCGAGGTCGAGAACTTATGAATACTGGATTAAAGACAGGTCGTATAACACGGATTCCGAGGATGTTGAGATCGGCACAAAGAAATGGGTGAAACCCGGCGAAAGATTGTATCCCACCTGTAGACACATAATAAAAGCGAAGAATATTATTCTTGTAGATGAGCGTTGTCCTTACTGGGATGGCAATTTCCCTATCGAGATGTATAACTGGCGAATAGACATAGAGAATATCTGGGGCATGGGAGAGGCGCAGACATTAATTCCCCCGCAGGAGTTTCTGAACAAAATCATGAGTCTGTTTCTGGAAAACGCCATCAAGATAAATAATGTGATATGGATCGGGGATAAAGACGCTCTTGACCCTAAGGATTGGGATGAGTTAGTGGACGCTCCGGGGGCAATCGTTAAAAAGAACCCGGGACGGGAGTTAAGAAGAGACGCTCCTCCCGCGATGCCGCCGCATTACCTTGAGATCGTGAATCAACTGAAGGAGTTTATCAAGAATCTCTCCGGCGAGACTGATATCACAAGGGGGGAACGATCAGGGAAACTGACCTCCGGCGATGCGGTTGAGAGTATGCAGACGGCAGCGCAGACTTTAATAAGGGAACGCTCCCGTTCTATGGAGTCATTCCTGGTGCGGGTATTCCAGAAGGTTATCTCACGAATATTTCAGTTTTATACCAGCGACCGGTTCTTCTATATGTTTGGCCGGGACAATAAGTTAATAGAATTTCTGTTTAAAAGAGACGAATTGCTTAAGGCCATAAAAGGCGGCGCTATTGACTCGAATATGGCGTTTAAGGAGTTTAAGTTTACGATAGCTCCGGGATCTTCATTGTCCCTTACAAGGGTGCAGAGAGGATTGTTAGCCTCGCAACTATTCCAGCTGGGGGCAATAGATGAAGAGGCGTTGCTTGAGATGGTGGATTTCCCTGACAGGCAGGAGGTATTACAGCGTGTGATGGCAAGAAAAGAGCAGGCTAAGGCTGAGGCTTACCAAATGTCCCAGGCGCCGCAGAAAGTGCCTTCATTAAAGCTCTATCACGGGAAAACCTTCTCAGAGCAAGGGAAAAGCAAACCACGCTCTCCATCGGGAGAGTTTTCGTAATGAGAGTTTGTAAACTTTGCAAAGAAGAGTTAGTCAGGAAAGAAAGAGAAAGTAATTATTATTTTCAGAAAAGACAATTTTGCGATTGTTGGTGCGCTTCTAATTTTAATGTCATGAAAAGAAAAAATAAATTAGCGGAAGAGAAAAGGAATTTTCATAATATATAAATGTGGTTTACTTGTAAAACATGCAAGATTGCTTATGGTATACAAAAAAAAAACAAGCATTTGTTTTGTCCTGAATGTAACAGATTATATATTTATACTAATTTTAATAAGAAAGAGAGATATGCATTAGTTAGAAGAATAAGAAGACGTGGATGGAGAATAGCTTTCGCAACAACAGAGGTTAAATAGATGGAAAGATTGACTAATAGCGATAAATCCTTTAGTTTGCCACAATAAGGAGGTGATACTATGGGTAAGAAAGGTGGGAAAAAAGGCACTATAAAATCTCCGG